GGGTGGTGGTGATGAAAAAATTAGTCTTGGTCCAGTTGCTTCACAAGCAGTTATTGGTATTACAACAGGCACAACAACTATTCTTGATTTTCCTGAAGGAACAGGTTGTCCTTTTGGAGAAGGAAACGCTGTTTCCCTTACTGTGGATGGACAATCATATTATGATTTTGAACATAAAATTTTAAGCAGTATTAATCAAACTGCAGGCATTGGTGGATTTTTTGCAACAAGGGTAGTAGTTGATCATGATTCAAGTGGCATTGTCACTGCAGTAAATGCACCATATGCTGAATTGAGAAGATCAATTAAAATATCTTTAAAAACTAACGCTGGCACTGGAACAGCATTCATTCAACAAGTACAAGTTTCCTGAGGAAAAATGAAACTAATCAGAGAAGAAATCGAATCAGTTGACTTTCTTGTAGAAAGTGTAGGTGGCAAAAAGTCAATGTTTATTGAAGGCATCTTTTTACAAGGTGATCTTCAAAACAGAAATGGTAGAATGTATCCTATGAATGTCCTTAGAAAGGAAGTTCAAAGATACAATGAGAATCATGTAAAGGCTGGTAGAGCATTAGGTGAACTGGGACACCCAGAAGGACCTACTGTTAATCTTGATAGAGTATCACACAAAATTGTTTCATTGAGAGAAAGTGGAACAAATTTTATTGGTAAAGCAAAAATTTTAAATACACCAATGGGGAAAATTGCCCAAAATTTGATTGATGAAGGTGTAAAACTGGGTGTTTCCTCTAGAGGTATTGGTTCACTTAAAGCAACTAGAGAAGGTGTAAGTATTGTTGGTGATGATTTCATGCTAGCAACTGCTGCTGATATTGTTGCTGACCCCTCTGCTCCAGATGCCTTTGTTGAAGGCATTATGGAAGGCAAAGAATGGGTGTGGGATGGTGGAATTTTAAGAGAAAAACTTGCTGCCAAAACATACGCTGAGATCAATACTTTAGTTGATCAAAAGCAACTTGATGAGAAGAAATTGAGTGTATTCAATAATTTTCTCAATAACCTTTGACATCAAAGGTTTTAATTTATAAATAAATATAGTTTAAGACAGGTAATCGGAGAGTTCAAATGTCTCGTGGAGATTTACAAGAAATGGAAGTAGGCACTAAGCAATCCAAGACTGCGGTCAATTCTGGTGCTAAGGCTGGTGATTCAATGGATACTTCATTAGCAGGATCTTATGAAGATCTTGGCGGTCCAACACCAGAAAATTACAAAACAGATGATGACTCTGCTAAGCTCAGAGAACCTAAGATTAAGACCGTAAAAGACGTTGTTAATAAAGGTGCTAAACCTGCTGATTCAATGCAAAAAATGTCTAAGGAAGAAACTGAATCTACGGATGAAGTTGTTTCTGAGGAAGAAGTTGCTGAAGATCAGGAAGTTGTATCTGAAACAACTGAGGAAGCATATGACATGGATGAAGATGTCAATGCACTCTTGGGTGGTGAAGAACTCTCCGAAGAGTTTAGAGAAAAAGCAAAGGTTGTCTTTGAAGCTGCTCTAAATTCTAAAGTAAAAGATATCCAGGAAACCCTGGAAACACAATATCAGTCACAACTTGATGAAACTAAAGAAGAACTTAAAACTACTTTAGTTGAAAGAGTTGATTCATATCTTGAGTATGTCTGCGAAGAGTGGATGTCTGAGAATGAACTGGCTGTAGAACATGGTATTAAATCTGAAATGACTGAGAGTTTCCTCTCAGGCATGAAGGATCTTTTTGAAGAACATTATGTAACAATCCCTGAAGACAAATATGATGTGCTGGAAAGCATGGTAGAAAAACTTGATGACATGGAAACCAAGCTCAATGAGCAAATTGATAAGAATATTGGTCTGAACAGAAGACTTGCTGAGTCATCTGCACAAGGTATTCTTGATCAAGTTTCCTCTGGTCTTGCTGAGACACAGAAGGAGAAGCTCGCCTCACTTGCAGAAAGTGTGGAGTTTGAAAGTGAAGAAGAATATCGTGAAAAGCTGGAAACTCTGAAGGAGTCATACTTCTCCAGAACAGCTCCTGCTGCAAAGACCCAATCATCACAAACTCTCTCTGAGGGTGTAGATAGCACCAACAATCCTGTTTCAGGATCTATGGATGTATATCTCAGATCACTGGGTGCTTTCAAGCAAAACTGAATTTAATATTAATTCAAACAAACAATCACTAAGGTAAACGCAAATGTTCCAATCTGAACATCTGCAGGAAAAGTGGGCTCCCCTTCTCGACTATGAAGGTCTAGATGGAATCAAGGATGGTCACAGAAGAGCAGTTACTGCTGTCCTGCTGGAAAATCAAGAAAAGTTTTTAAAAGAAGAAGCTGCTTTCTCTCAGGGTATTAACCTGATGGAAACACCTACAATGGCTGGCAATGCTGCTGGTGCTTCAGGTGCTTTTGGTGCTAGTGCAGACCCATCTGGACCTGTTGCTGGTTTCGACCCAGTTCTGATCTCATTGATCAGACGCGCAATGCCCAACTTGGTCGCATATGACCTTGCTGGTGTACAACCAATGTCTGGTCCTACTGGACTGATCTTTGCAATGCGCTCCAGATATGAAAATCAGTCTGGTGATGAAGCATTCTATGATGAAGCTAACACAGCATTCTCTGGTCAGGATGATGGATTCAATCTGACTGGTGGATTTGCTGATGCTAATGCTGGTCTAGGTACTACTGTACAAGCAGGATCAAACCCCTCTGCACTTAACCCTGTTGGCACTGCTGTATCTACTGGATACAATGTTGGCGAAGGTATGGTCACAGGTGATTCTGAGAACCTGGGCAATGGTACAGGTAATCAGTTCAATGAGATGGCTTTCTCAATTGAGAAAGTTACTGTTACTGCTAAGAGCAGAGCTCTGAAGGCAGAATACTCGCTGGAACTGGCTCAAGACCTCAAGGCCATTCATGGTCTGAATGCTGAAGCAGAACTTGCTAACATCCTCTCTACTGAGATCCTTGCTGAAATCAACAGAGAAGTCATCAGAACTATCTACAAGTCTGCTGAACAAGGTGCTGTTTCTAACACTGCAATTCGTGGTCAATTTGACCTTGATGTTGACTCAAATGGCAGATGGTCTGTTGAGAAGTTCAAAGGACTTCTGTTCCAAATTGAGAGAGATGCTAATGCAATCGCTCAAAGAACAAGACGTGGAAAGGGTAACATTGTCATGTGCTCTGCTGACGTAGCATCTGCACTGACTATGGCAGGAATCCTGGATTATACTCCAGCCCTGAATGCAAACCTGAATGTTGATGACACTGGCAATACATTTGCTGGAACAATCAATGGTAAGTTCAGAGTTTACATTGACCCCTATTCAGCAAACCTTGCTTCTAACAACCAGTCTGCTAACTCTGGAAATCAGTACTATGTTGTTGGTTATAAGGGTTCTTCCCCTTATGATGCAGGTCTATTCTACTGCCCATACGTTCCTCTTCAGATGGTTCGTGCAGTTGGAGAGAACACCTTCCAGCCCAAGATTGGCTTCAAGACCAGATATGGTCTGGTTGCTAACCCATTCGCTGAAGGAACAACTTCTGGTCTTGGAAGACTTAGAGTTAACTCTAACCGCTATTACAGAAGAGTTCTTGTTAAGAACCTCATGTGATCAAGGTTGTTGTGGGGCAGGATGTCCCACATGCTCATTCAGACCCCCATCAAGGGGGTCTTTTTTTATGCTTTTCATAAATAATCATAAAACATTATGACTTACTCTACATCAAAAGATGTAAGAACAAGACAGGCAGCAAGAAGCACTATTGCTACTGTTGGAAAAAATCAATTACAAAATAGAAATTTTCTTCAACCACAAGGTTTTAGATTTCAGGTTGCAAGAGCACCTAAAGTATCATTTTTTGGAAATGCAGTTAACATTCCAGGAATGCAACTTAGAACTATAGTTCAAACAACAGCAGGTTTAAAAGATATTGATCTTCCAGGAGAAGTTATAGATTTTGAAGATCTTACACTTAGATTTTTAGTTGATGAAGATCTTCAAAATTATATTGAAATACAGAATTGGATAAGAGGTCTTGGTTTTCCTGAAAGTTTAGAGGAGATTTATGATTTACAAAAAGATGATCTTGGAACTGTAAAAGATTCTGTTGGGATGAACATATACTCTGATGGCACACTTACAGTTTTTGATTCTTTATCAAATCCCAATTTTAGAATTATATTTCAAGAATTATTCCCTTATTCCTTGAGTACAATTCAATTTGATGCTACAATAGCAGATATGGAATACTTCACTGCAGAGGTATCTTTTAAATATTTAAACTATACTATAAAAAAAGGAACTGGATTTAAATGATTGATTTGGATACTATCCAAAAAATGTGGGAAAGAGATGCAAAAATAGATCCTGATAATTTACATACAGAATCTCTCAACATTCCAATCTTACATTCAAAATACTATGAAATATATAATAACATATATCTACTAAGAAAAAAAGCAGAGCAACAAAGAAAGAATATCAGACATGAAAGATATGAATATTTTAGTGGAAAATCAGATCCAAATGTTTACATAGAAAATCCATTTCCTAAAAAAATTAGGGATAAAGAAACTATGCAAAAATATTTGGATGCAGATGAAAAACTCTCAGGTGTTTCATTAAAAATTGATTATTATGAAACTATGTTGAGTTATCTTGAAGAGATTTTAAAACAGATAACTAATAGAACTTATCAAATAAAGAATTCAATTGAGTTCATGCGTTTCACCTCAGGATTAGGTTAATGAACCAGGAAGAAGATTTACCTTTTTATAATGTAACTCTTGGAATAGATGATGTTAGAGTTCTGCACTACGCAGTGACTGAGGCAATTCAAAAATGGCCAGGTTCTCCTGCCAGACCACAAGAAGAACAAGAATTGCTTTGGAATTCTAGAGATTGGTTAACAAAAATAATACTTGAAAATACATTTCAAAGCAAATAATAAATACTGTTAGGTGAAACTTCATCATGGCAGATTTGATTGTACAAAAAATAAATGAAGTATATCTACATATAAAAACTGAACCTCATATTGAATATGAGTTAAGAGATAGATTTACTTTTGAAGTGCCTAACAAAAAATTCATGCCTCAGTATAGAAGCAAATACTGGGATGGATATGTTCACTTGTTTAATATGAAAACTAAGAGGATCTATGTTGGTCTTCTTGATAAAATTGTAGCGTTTTGTGAGCAGGCAGGATACACATATAAATTTGAAGATAACAAGTTCTATGGTCCTCCTTTTGAAGTCAATAATATGATTTCAGAGGAGGGTGTAAAGGACTTTATGAAAGCAATCACACCACTAAAACCAAGAGACTATCAGATTGATGCTGTTCATGATGCTTTGAAATATAACAGAAAGTTATTGATCTCACCAACAGCATCTGGTAAATCATTTATGATTTATACTATTGTAAGATTTCATGTAAATGCTGGTAAAAAAATTCTACTTGTAGTCCCTACTACATCCCTTGTAGAGCAGATGTTTAAGGACTTCCAAGACTATGGATGGGATGCTGAAAATCACTGCCATAGAATCTATGCTGGACGTGAAAGGGTTAATACTAACGAAGTTACTATTACAACATGGCAATCTGTATATCAATTAGATAGAAAGTTTTTTGAAGCATATGATGTGGTCATTGGTGATGAGGCTCACCTTTTTAAAAGTAAGTCTCTTGTTGGCATTATGGACAAGTTGCATCATGCAAAGTATAGATATGGTTTCACAGGAACTTTAGATGGCACACAGACCCATAAATGGGTGTTAGAGGGACTGTTTGGACCTTCATACAAAGTTACTCAAACTAAAAAACTTATAGATCAAGGTCACCTTGCCACATTAGATATTCAGTGTCTTGTATTAAAGTATAAACCAAAAAAATTTGATACCTACGAAGATGAGATACAATATCTTATTGGACATGAAAAAAGAAATAAATTTATCACAAATTTATCTACAGATTTAAAAGGTAATACATTGATTTTATACAGTAGAGTAGAAGCACACGGTGCCATACTTTATGAGATGATAAATAAAAAAGTCATAGAAGGAAGAAAGGTATTCTTCGTTCATGGTGGTGTAAGTGCTGAAGAAAGAGAAAAAGTAAGAGAAATTACAGAGCAGCAGGATAATGCGATCATTGTTGCCTCTTATGGTACTTTTAGTACAGGAATTAATATAAAAAATCTACACAATGTTATTTTTGCCTCTCCATCAAAATCACGCATTCGTAACTTACAAAGCATTGGTAGAGTCCTAAGAAAAGGCAAAAACAAAGTTAAAGCAAAACTTTATGATATTGCTGATGATCTGACTTTAGGGTCAAGAAAAAATTATACACTAAATCATTTTATTGAAAGAGTGAAAATTTATGTTCAAGAGCAATTCAATTATGACATTATATCAATAAACATTAAAGATTAGGAGGACATATGATAGAAGATGATTTTTATTGTACTATCAAATTTAAAAGTGGTGATGAAATATTTGCCAAAATAGCAGCAGAAGAAGATGATGATAGGACTATGTTATTAGTATCCAACCCTATCATGGTTGAAGAAATAAAAGTTAGAGGAACAGTAATAGGGCATAAGTTTGAACCTTGGTTAAAATCAACCAAAGAAGATATGTTTATCGTAAACATAGATGATGTTTTAACTATGTCTGAATCAGAGGACATAGAAATGATTCTCTACTATCAAGATTATATTAGAAAAATGAATAAAGGTAATCATGCGCAACTAGATAGAAAGATGGGATATCTATCTACAGTCCAAGATGCAAAAGAGGTTTTAGAGAAACTATATAAGTCTAGCTAGAACTAATCTTCAAAAGCAACAAACCCAGTCTACTGTTAATTCATAATGTTGTCAACGTTATGATTTACTGTTATAATATTCTCAGTAGATAAATGTTTATTATGCCCTTCTCATATACAACTATGCCAAGACCTAAAAAATCAGAACACTATGTAAACAATAAAGATTTTTTAGCTGCTTTGGAACAGTATGCAATTGATGTTGCAAGGGCAAAAGAAAGAGAACAACCAAAACCAAGAATTCCAAGATATATTGGAGAGTGTTTTTTAAAGATTGCTAATCATTTGTCATATAAACCAAACTTCGTGAACTACATGTTCAAGGATGATATGATTTGTGATGGTATTGAAAACTGTGTAAGGTATATCCACAATTTTAATCCAGAGAAATCTAAAAATCCATTTGCATACTTCACTCAAATTATCTACTATGCATTCTTAAGAAGAATTCAACAAGAGAAGAAGCAACTGGAAATAAAAAATAAGATTTTAGAGAAGACCAATTTTGATGAAGTCTTTGACTCCAACGACCTTGACGCAAGCAATTATTCAGAATACAATAGTATCAAGGATAATGTACATTCCAAACTTAGAAACTAATGCGTGTAGCAGTTATTACTGATACTCACTATGGTGCAAGAAAAGGATCTAA